CACTCTCCCAACCCTCAAGCATGTCCCTCAGATTATATCAACGTACACGGATTTGGGATATGAGATAAACGCACAGAAGACATTCCTCTCCCGCTATCGCGGTGAATTTCTACGGAGGCTATACACTCCGGACGGTATATACGGCTATCTCTCTCGTACTTTCCTCAGCATACGTTTCCGCAACCCCATAACCAACCTTCCGCGTACTACTGACCTACGCGTCCGCTCTAGGGTGGGCAACTGGCAGTTGGTACTATTGAGGGGAGGTAAGGCGGTCCCGGTATCCGCTATGCTATTAGAGGATTGTGTACAGGCCGGATGTCCGCGCCAGCTGGCGGCTGACTTCTTAGTCACCCCGGCTGCCGTGGGGGGGGTTGGAGTATCCCTAGACTACCCACTGGGCGCCAACTTGGCTCTCCAGGGCACTGGTCGGTGGATCTCACCCTACCTGAAGGTCACTGAGAGAGGATCGGTGAAGCCGCATTTGGGAAAATGGTTGGCAAGATTAGCACACCTGGGGTTAGACCAGGGTTCCATCCGTGGGGACATAGACGCTCTCATCGCTGAATCATGGGGTGTAAATGAATCTCTGATAAGGCGAAAGCTTTCCTTGACGTGGAGGGTTATCCCCCGTCTTAAGGCTGTAGCCCCTAGCGGAATTCATCCTCCCATGCCACGTGTTGAGACTCTTTGGAAGATGGATGGGATCCCCAAGGTCTTACGTGGGTTAGTGCAGCGTATGGATGCTCGTAGAGTATCCTGGACGCATTTAGAGGGATGGGCACGCGCGCTCATTCCTAGTTGGCAAAAACGTATGTCTTCTCAGGTGTTTGCCAACTACATCCTAGGGGCATACACTCCACCTATTCCAGTATTAGATCATGCCTTACCAAAGTATCTACTCCCATACTCTTCGGACGCGAGTTGGATGCTTCGTAAGGTACTGGCGAACCGGGGCTCCACGACCTTGGGGGTAATGGGTGGCGCCTTGTGGATCGAACAGTGGCTGACGGACCAGATGCGTCACTCAGTCGGTAAGATCTACGGAGCGTAATAGTGGGACCAGACGGGGAGGTAC